GAGAAATTGTTCCTCCGCAGAATCCGATTGATTTGAGGTGTTTTGATCCGATTTTGTCATAGTAACAGTCGAAAATGTCTACTTTATTACCCATCACTATATCGTAATGGTCGGAGTAATGTTCTTCTCCTTTTTTCATGTCTAGGTAATGAACTAAACATGCATTTGTTGGAAGTTTTTTATCATGTGCTTTAGATATCTCACATGCATTATGTAAGATGGTAACACGATATTTGTCTTTGAGATTAGCAACTTCCTCGTTACTTTCCCAAATCATCCTCTATTGCCCCACTCAATTGATGGGAATGCTTCAGATACTACTTGCTTAGTAATTCTGTACTTTGCTTGTATATCCTTATTACAGGCACTTACTAAAAGGTTTGCTTCATCTTGATGAAGTCCTTCTAATAACTGTACAAAGAGTTGTTCTCTCTTCATTCCTTTAATAGAACTGTCTCCACCTTTGAAGAACCTGTATAGTCCACGATACTCATGTGTTAAACGAGTGTGTTCAGTACCTGCAGGTGCATCATTTGCTTTAAAAGGTACTTCTCCTTCTGGTAGAAGGAATTTTAATGTTTCATCAAAATTGATGATTAAAATTGCACGTAAGGCATCTTGATTATACTCTTGGAGTAAATCTACCTTCTCTGCTTTAGTTTTAGCAGAAGAAACCTTTTGAAGGATTTCTGTTATAAGTGCATCATTCGGTAATTTTCTTGGTGCCATATCAAGTCACTTTTTTAGTATTATATCACACTTCATCGTCGTCGTCAATAAAATCATCAGGATCTGCAAATCTAACAGCGAGAAGTTCTTCATTTACATAGGATCCCCCACCATCGAGGAACTCAGGATGTAAATTATCTAGTTGTCTCTTATATGTATGCTTCGCCACAGCCTCGTGATATTGCCACCCTATGACCCCTCCTAATAAGAGAGTTATAAACATTCCTACCCCAGAAAAGAAGAGTATTACGTTAATTTCCATCGGTTTCCTCCTTACGTATGTCGATCCTTATACGTACCCAACGGTTCAATAAACGAAAGGTACGATCAATGTTGCTTGGTCGTACCGCCCTCCTTCTCGGTAACATTACCTCTATACCCCTATTTAGAGCGTACTCGTTTGCCTCTTTTATCTCTGTATTTTTCAGCATCACTAAGAATTGATTTAAGGTATTTTCTGATCTTTCTTGCTTCGGATTTCTTCCAATTTGGATATGCTTCCTTGATATCAGAATGACCTCCTTCTATTATAAGATCGAGGTCTTCAAGTGTTATTTTGATGTTTTTGGCAGTTCCACACTCTAGGAAATCTGCCACGTCACGTTTTGTCAATTGGTTTTTGGTCAAATAGTCGTACATTTTGAAAGTATGCTTTTGTGCAAACATTGCGTCATTGACAACGTTTTCTACGAGATCAATGAGTACGTCTTCTTTATCCATCAGACCATGTTGTGTTCTTTGAGGTATTTAACAGTTTCTGTGCATCCACCGAGTTTTACTCCGTTACACATAACTTGAGGAAATGTGGAATTTCCTCCAAATTCTTCATAAAAGGCATGTCGGTCAAAATGTTGATCTAACTTATATTCAACAAATTTAAACTTTGCCAAGTTTAGTATTTCGCATACTTTGGTGCAATATGGGCATCCGTCCTTGGAATAGACTGTAAAGTTCATGGAGTGAAAGTAGAAACAAACGCAAGTCCGATTAATAAAACACAGAGACCACCTAGTACCTTATAGTACTTACGAATTGGTGTTCCGAAGTATTGTTGTCCTATCATTAAACACTTATGTGCAGGTGATAGTAAATATCCAGAATATTCTGTTGCTAAAAACCAGACCAAATATTTATCACCAAAAATCAGCACCAAAGCACTTGTCATACCTGCATACTTACCAGATGACCCCATAATCCATGCTGCAAGTGTTGAAACGATAGTAACAGGTATAATCATGCTAGGATCTGCTGACTGAAGGTATGCCATAACAGGTGCTTTGATGAGACCTACGACACCACCCAATGCAAGCACTATTGTTGAAATAATGGCAAACTGTTTGTTGATATATTTGCCCCAATTCCAATCTTTACACAACCATGCATAGTAACAACACATAGCACCAAACCAAGGGAAAAAGAATATTGCTCCTGCTTTACCCACACATAGTAAGAACCATAGTGTTGCTATAAATGGTGCCCAACCTCGTAATGCCCTTTTCCAGTCAAAATCACGAATATTGCTCATATCGGGCAAAACCGATCTAGGATTTACTCTTGTAAAAATATACCACCACGTATATCCAAGACATATGAGTAAAAAGGGAAAAGTATGACGTAGCATCTCTCCATAAGTGATTCCAAGTGCTGCCATCGGTAATATGATGGTTTTCTCTAATGGAGACCACCAGTAATAGTGATGTGTACTCAAATAGTCGATAATACCAAACTCACTCCTTTTCTTCTTGTCAGGAGGTGCTATAGCGTCCAGTAAGGGTGCTGAAAGAGCAACTCTGCCAGGTATAGGCAAAACACCGCCTAAAAGCGATGTAATGATAATCATAATGCGATTATCCTTAATATATCGTTTTGCTAAAGAATACACATCGTCTAAAACGTGATATTGACGAATGTACCCTCCTAAAATCATTATTCCGAAGATGTAACCCATATAGAGTTCCTTCTTCGCAATACTTGCTAAAATTTCCATAAAAGACCTATGGGTAAAAAATTACCCGAATTTTTTTTCCGACTTTCTGGGGACCAAAAAGCCGAATCTCCTGAGAGAATTATAGTATATTATTTCTTTGGTGTCAACAGTTCTTGTTAAGATCCTCTGCCATGTTACCACCTATGTCAGCACCTTGGTTACCACCGAACATTGCTACCCATCCTGCAGCTACCCATCCTACGAATGGTATAGTACTAAGAGTAGGAGCAGCACTAGCACCAATTGATGTGCCTACTAAACGTCCTGTGCCTTCTGCACTTCCGATTGCTTTAATACATGCTTCACTTTTTCGGGCAGCAGTTATCTCTGCTGCTTCACCTTGTGTCAAACCTGGTTGTCCATCTAACCACGATCTATGATTCGATACTGAACCACCTTGGTTGATTGCACCATCCATGAAGTACTCTTCAGTAACCTGAGTTGTCTCTGTTGCTAATCCTAAGAAACCACCCTTCTCTTTGATGTCCTTAGTAATGAATGCTGTCTTGGGGTCATTAGCACTATAACTTATCTTATATCCCTCTTTGTCTGCTGACACCACGTATGAGGTGTAAGGTCCTACAGGTATGTCTAAGTCAGGTAGTCCATCCTTCCTACTAATCATGCCTATCATACCGACATGGGAAAGACCAAGCACTCCACCCAAACCTAGGGCAAACCACTTGGTCAAATTTATTTTCTTCTTTGGTTTTTGTTTGACTTCTGTGCCAAACATCGCTTCATCCTGATCCATCATGTTAGCAATTACTAACAGTATATATACTACCAATCATTTTCCACTTGCTCTACAGGACAAGGTGGTGCTGTTCTGTGATAGTTGATATGCATTAACTCTATGAAGACAAGAGAGCAAATCAATATCATATTGATCTGAAACAACGGATGCTTGATTAAATTCATCACATAAAAAAAGACCCCTACTATGTAGAGGTCTCAAGTTAGTCAACTGTGACTTAGAATGTGAACTTAACGCCTGCTTTTGCAGAGAAGTCAATGTCATCTGCTGCTGTTGTTACACCAGAGATCTCTCCGTAGAACTTATCGTAAGATCCACCAAGGTATCCGATTAACTCAACGTCACCGAACTCGTCAGCAGCTTCTGTGTGAGTCACTGTAGGACCACCAGATACATACCAACCGATTCCACCAGGAGTTTCTCCTTCGTATCCAACAACTGCTTCTAATCCACCAGATGTATATGTTCCATCAGGATAAGAACCTGTTGCTTCCAAATTAACGTATGGACCAGCAAAAGCTGCACCAGCGAATAGGAATGGAGATGCTGCTACTGCAGCGATTTTTTGGTTAATAGTCATTTATTTAAAAAGTATCTCGCAAGAAAAAATCCCTTGCGGATGATAGACTGCCCCGACATGGGAGTCTTTTTTACATACGCAAAGGGTTACGATCTTTCGAGTCCTTTGTATGATATTATTTAGTATAACAGTATACCTTTGATCTGTCAACCCTTAGTGGACAGTTGTGGACTCGACACACTTCCAATCAGCATCGAAGAGTTCCAACCCTTTGTCTGTCAGTATGTGGTTGTACATACCATTGAATACCTTAGGTGGTATCGTACATACGTTAGCACCATACTCAAATGCTCTACCCACATCTCTTACGTTGCGGATGGATGCAGCAAGTATCTCTGTGTATACATTCTGTCTAGTGTATACGTTAGCAATGTCCTTGACTAGACATAGACCACCGAATGAGTTGTCATCTACTCTACCTACGAATGGTGAGACATACTTTGCACCTGCCTTAGCAGATAGTATTGCCTGTGATGGTGAGAAGATAAGCGTAACGTTTACGTTAACAGCAGGTGATAGTTGTTTGCAAACCCATAGACCCTCTGGTGTACAGGGTACTTTGATCGTTGCATTCTTACCAAACTTATTAGCAAGTCTTCTACCTTCAGCAAGCATGATCTCATCATTGCCTACTACTTCCATGGATACATCTGTGATGCCCATATCAATTAGTTCTTGGTAAACATCTTCTGGATCTCTACCACTCTTTCGTATGAGGGTGGGGTTGGTTGTGACCCCATCAATTAAACCAGTTTCAAATGCAGAGCGTATTACATCTACCTCTGCTGAATCAATAAAAAGTTTCATTAGTTAGTCGTCATATACTAAGCACTCTGGTTCATCAGGGTGCATGTCACAGAATAATTCTAGTGCGTTTGGATCGTGATGATCGCCTGCAGCGATCTCTTCTTTATGATGCTCTACATACTCCTCTAGTTCATGGAGTTCTTCTTTAGCATGTCTGCGAGCAGCAGGATTTGCTAATGGATCACTAATGATCTCTTGATCTTTTTTAATGTGGTCTTCTATACTTTTCATAATCGTA